ACACTAGCAACAATAAGAAAAACACTAGCAACAATAAAAAGAATACAACTACTCCTCCTACTAAGCCAATAGAAGATCAAACTAAAACAGTAACTGAAACAAAAACTGATGGCACAACTGCTCAAACACAAGCTGCATTATCTTCTGCAGACAAGCTAACAGGAAGAATCTTAGAAGGTCCAAGCAAAGATATTACACGTGCTGATGGTACTGTAGATAAATCTATTGTAGCAAAAGCTCCTGTAGTTGCAGACATGGGAGAGTTAAAAGGTACTAAGATTAGTACTACTGATCCTAACCTTACTGCTGGACCTACTACTGCAGCAACTACCACAGATGCAACAGCAGCAGCAGACGTTGTACAGCCTGTAGAAAAAGCTGCACCACAAATAGATACTGCAAAAGCTACAGATCAAGTTACTCAAGTAATGGATCAAACTCAAGCTGCTGAAGGACAAGTGAGTGAAGATGCACAAATCGAAGCTGCACAAATGGACCCACAAGAAGCGTCATCACTTGACTTAGAAGCTGCACAAATAGATGAGGCTCAAACAGTAGAAGCACCTGATGCATTAGAAGCTACAGAAGATCAACTTATAGATGGTTCTGCAGTAGATGAGGAACAAGTAGCTGAAGCTTTTGGTGAAGGTGAAGCAGAAGCAGCATCTGTAAAAGATGAGCTTGATACTCTTATGCAAGACTTTGAAGGTGGTAACACACCTGCATGGGCAGCAGGAGCTATGAGAGCAGCCACAGCACAAATGAAAGCACGTGGTTTAAGTTCATCCTCTATGGCAGGTATGGCTATTGTACAAGCTGCAATGGAATCAGCATTGCCCATCGCTCAGATGGATGCATCTAATAAACAGCAAATGGCTATGTTCAAAGCAGAGCAACGTGCTAAGTTTATGGGTATGAAGTTTGATCAAGACTTCCAAGCAAAAGTACAGAATGCTGCACGTATATCTGAAGTAGCTAATATGAACTTTACAGCAGAGCAGCAGATAGCATTAGAGAATGCTCGTATGGCTCAGTCTGTAGACATAGCTAACTTAGATGCACGTCAAGCAAAAGTGCTAGCTGATGCTGCCACATTAACTCAAATGGATATGGCTAACTTGAATAACCGTCAGCAAGCAGAGGTGCAGAATGCACAAGCTTTCTTGCAGATGGACATGGCTAACTTAGATAATCAACAGCAAACATCTCTGTTTAAAGCGCAGCAAAGAACTGCTGCAATACTTAGTGATACTGCTGCTGAGAATGCAAGTAAGCAATTCAATGCTACATCTCAAGCTCAAACAGATCAATTCTTTGCCACACTATCTACACAGGTATCTCAGTTCAATGCAGAACAAAAGAATGCTATGGAAAGATTTAATGCAGGTGAAGACAATGCTATGGCGAAGTTTAATAAGCAACAAGAAAACGCTAGAGAAGAGTTCAACACTAAGAACCACCTAATAATTGCACAAGCTAATGCTCAGTGGGCGCAGTCAGTTACTACTGCTGCTAATGCTGCAGCTAACCAAGCTAACCGTGACGAAGCTATGCAAGCAAACGAAATGACAATGACAGCCTACAATAATGTAGTACAGCGTGAGCGTGATACATTGGCATGGGCATGGCAGTCAGCAGAGAATGCTTCAGAACGGGATGCTAACATAATGATAGCTAACATCTCAGCAAACAAAGATGCTAAGAGTGGTAACATGTTATCAGACGCAGCAGGTAAGTTTCTTGGTAACTTAGCTATCAATGCAGCAGATAAGATCTTTACAAAATTTCTATAATAGGATATAATCATGACATATAATCCAAGTGATGCTTTCAGTAAAGCTGCCTACACACAATACGGAGCTTCTCGTTCAGCCGCTCCTAAGAAATCTGTAACCGCAAAAGATACATCAGGTTCAGACTTTGGTCAGTTTACTCGTAGAGTAACTAACACTACTACTTCAAAGCCATCCACAACTAAAACAACAGGTCTTATGTCAAGTAGTAGAGATAGACGCAAAGAGCGAGAAAAGAAAACAGGCTTTACTGTAAGTGATGTTAAAGATATAGTTACTAGGTTGTTTTCTTCTAGTGGCGGTGATAGTAGCCCAAAGCCAAAACCAAAGCCTGATCCATCTAAGTTGTATTCTAGTGCAGCTATGGTTATTCCTGCTGTTAGTGCAATCTCTGTAAGTGAACTACCTCCTGCAGCAAAAGCAGAAGCATCACCATATCGTTCTCCTTACATGCGTCCACAGCCTATAAATAGAGATCGCTCTCCTAGTATATATAAGTTTGCTGGTGGTAGAGATCCTTATATGGAAAGACGTGGAAGTCCTGGCTTGATGGCTCCACCTGCACCTGAACCTTTTAATAGACCAAGAATAGACGATCTAATTAATAGAACAGTTGCACGAACTATGTTAGATGACAACACAACATATAAAATAAAATCAGGTGATACACTGTCAGCTATTGCTAAGATGGTTGGTACATCTGTAGATGAACTAGTAAAGCGTAATACTAACATAACAGATCCTGATAAGATTAGAGCAGGTGATACTATTAATATACCAGTAACTAGTGAAACTATTAGAAGTCTGCAAGGAACTGAAGATCCACGTGTTAGAATATCTTTTAGAAATAAACCTTTCTTTAGTTTAGATGAAGAAGAAGTTGAAGAGGCTATAATTGATAGACTAGTAGAGGAAGAAGGTTTTGTAGGTGAGGCATACAAACCAGTAGCAGATGAAAAGTATTATACTATAGGATATGGTCATTACGGTAAAGATGTAAAAGTAGGAGATACTATAACAGAAACTGAAGCAAGAGAATTACTAAGAGAAGATGTGCAAAAACGCTTACCTCAAATAAAGAAAGCTATGCCTAATTTTAATAAACTTAGCCCTGCACTTCAAGTAGAGATAGCTCAAAGCTGGTTCCGTGGTGGTATTGCAGGAAGTCCCAAAACAATAAAATTAATAAACAAAGGTAAATGGACAGAAGCCGCTAAAGAGTTTTTAGATAATGATGAATATAGAGATCCAACTACTTTACCAGGAGTGAAAAGACGAATGGAAGGTCTGTCCATTGCTTTACAAGAGGAGGCACTTCAGTAATGTTTGGATTACCACTAGAACTAATAACAATGCTTGGCTCCACAGTCTTAGGTGGAGTAATGTCCATCTGGGGACAGAGTATAAAAGCAAGACAAGCAGAGCAGAAGATGCTCATGGAACGTGCCAACGCTAACGCAGGATTTGTACAGCAAGCACGTGAAGCTGGAAAGAACGATAAACACTTTGCATGGACACGAAGACTTATTGCATTATCTGCAGTCTTTGCTATAATAGTGTTGCCAAAGTTGGTTGCAGTGTTCTACCCAGAAGTAGGTGTGTACGTAGGTTACACTGAGATACAGACAGGTTTCTTTGACTTCCTATTTGGACCAGGAGAAGAGGTTGTCAAGTGGAAGTATGCACAAGGATTTGTAATAACACCACTGGATACACACATTGTATCAGCTATCGTAGGCTTATACTTTGGTGCAGGATTTACTAAGTAGGATATAGATATGGCTTTAGCAGGACAATTTGATAGACCAATACCAGGCGAGTCTCTAACGGGCGAACCTAAAAACAATCCTTGGGAGCAGCCTCCTGAGATGGCTGAGTTGAGCCAAGTAACTAAGTACTATATAAACAAGTTGGCTAATCAAGATGTGATAGATGACTTTGCAGCAATGTGTCAAGCTGGCGCACCTCTGAAGCCAATCGTACAATCTATTACACAGCAAGGTATGTTAAGAGGACTACACACTGTAGATGCTGCCATGCTAGTCAATCCTATTATACATCAATTTTTAAAGCAAGCTATTGAGTCTATGGGTATTGAAGTAGATGATGATGGAAGAGATATGCAAGCAGAAGCTGAAGCAGCAGAAATGAACCGCTTCTTAGTTCTAGCTACAAAGTATCTCAGAGAAAACCCAGATGACATGCAAGATCCTGGCAAGCAATTAATAGAAGAATTAGTAGAAGAAACAAAAGAAGAAGAACCAGAACAAGACAAGCCCAAAGGCTTGATGGCAAGAGGTTAGTGTAATGGCATTTGATTGGAAAATATTCGCAGCTTCCTTCCTTGACGAAGTAAGTGATGAGATGGAAGAACGTAGAGAAGAAGCAGATACATATCGAGAACAACAACGTGAAGCTGCTCTACGTAACTCCGCATTAGTTCAACAGCGTAACATGAGAGCGCAAGAGGCTGCACAGCTAGGCAAGAGAGCCATCCAATTAGGTGCAAGTGAGTCTCAGGTACGAACAGCTATGGCTTCTGGTATGACTGGTATAAAAGAGTTCTACGATAAGCTAGCCACTGCAGCAAGTCAACAAGGAGTAAAACGTTTAGGTGTTGATGATATTGAAGCTATCGTTACTATGCCAAACATACCATCAGTAAATGAGAACTTAAAAGATATGTCTCTTGCAGATTTTGCTAGACAGACATATGGATCTAAAGCAGTACTACCAGAAGAAGAAACAGAAGAACCAAGCTTTATGGCATCACTGTTTGGTTATGGTGGTAAACAAAGAGTACGTAAAGAACTACGTGATGAGCCTTTCATGAATGGTATGTCCGTAGCAGAGGTGAACCAACTAGCACGTCAGTCTGAATATCAATCTCTGCTGCCAGGTGCTACTATGACTTTCACTGACATTGATTACTTTACTGCAGATGAAGCTCTAGACTTTAGTAGTAAATTAACAAAGGCTATGGCAGATGCTGTAGATGGTGAGGCAGCTAACTCATACATAAAAGGTAAGATGAGAGCAGCAGGAGCAGATCCGACAGAGAGAGGTATAGCAGAAGAGAAAGCTAGAGCCTTTTTAAAGTTTAAAGCAGCCAGACCTTTAATAGAATACTTCGCAGACAAATATCAACATGGAGGTTTCTTAGAAAATAAACTTGTATTGAAACAAATTGAAGACGCAGCAGGACCAGAGTTCCTAGCAGATTTAATGGAGATATATGGATATGATGATGAAGATATTGAAGAAATTACAAAAGACGATAATGACGATACTAAGTCCAGTGACAAGCTTGGTGACTCTCTTAATAAGCCTACCATCAAGATTGAAGAAACTCTTCGTCAAGAAGACATAACAGAAGACACAGATGATGAGTTAGCTCCTGCAGCACCTCTTACACCAGAAGGAAAAGCAATACTGGAGCAAGCTCTATCTGGACAACTAATAAAAGGATATAGTGCTGAGTATACACGAGAGCAATGGAATAAGATGTCTCGCAAAGAAAGAGAAGAAAGAGGCTTGCCTGTATCACGAGCAGGTATTATAGGCTTCGACTTCAAAGAGGATGTAGATAAACTACTAGAAGCACCTATCCGTAACTTAACAATTAAAAGAAACTTAGACGATAAAAATTATAAGATTAAAATAAAAGGAAGAGGTACATTTACTGTAACAAAAGAAATGTTAGAGTCAATGGATGACAACGCATTCAACGGTGTTTCACCTGCTATTATCATCGAGGAGTATAACGAAGGAGAGAAACAAAAAAGAAAGTTACCTACTAACTTACTAAGACGTTATCAAACAGGTGGTAAATAATGGATTATAGAGAACTACTGAAGTGGGATCAAGAGTCAGGCTTTGATCCTACGCCAGATGAACAAGAGCAAATGGATGATGACTTTGTTATTGACAAAGGCATTACTCTAAAGAAAAATGATTTAAAGAAATATCAGTATCTAAATCCTATACGTGAATATATGATAGAGCGTAAAGGTGTTGATTATGAGAATGCTGATGCTGATGAGGTTATAGATGATTTCGTTGATCACATGCGTTACTTTAACGCTAACACTGTGTCTACTGCTGGAGAGGTTAGATTCATCAGTAAGGCAGACAATAAACGTAAGGACAAAGCTAGAAAAGCGTATCAAATCTATGACCAACTAGGTAATGTATTTGTTAACGATGGTGTAATGGGTGCTGTAGGTGGTGTAAAAGATTATGTATTCGCTGCTGCTACAGACCCAACAAACTATCTAGGTTTAGTTACTGGTGGTATAGGACGTGCGTCTGCTGCTGGTGTATCTCTTACAGGTAAACAAGCTATCAAAGCTGCTGTGCGTGAAGCAGGACGTGAAGCTTTACGTAGTGGTGCTAGTGGTGCTGCTGCAAAAGAAGCTGCACAGAAAGCAGGTATAGAAGCTGCACGTAGAGCAGTGCAACAAGGTATGTCTAGCAAGCAAGCAGGTAAACTTTATAATGAAGTAGCAGAACGTGTAAGCAAAGAAGGACGTAGAGCGATAGCCAAAGATGCTATGCGTAAAAAGCAGAATGAATTGTTTGAGACTGCTGCTACTAGATCATTGAAACAAACCATTGCGCTGGACGCAGGTGCGGCTGTGCTACAAGATGTCATGGCACAGAATGTTATGCTAGAAGCAGGAGCGCAGGAAAACTATAGCGCATTACAAACAGGTTTCTCTTCCTTGCTTGGTGGTGTAGCTGGTGCTGCACAGTTAGGCTTTGGTAAGTTTCGTGGTGCATCAGGCTTGAGAGACACAGGCGAAGAGATAGAAAGACTATCTAATAATGTCATCAAAGAGATGTCTCCTGTATTCAAAGCAGATGAAGCAAAACAAGCTGGTAAGATAATGCTACAAGAGATTGAAGCGTGGAATGCCAAGGTAGAAAAAGGTGGTGCTTTTACACAAGATGCTATGCCAGCAGACTTAATTAAAAACATCATGCTAGGTGACGATGGTAAAAGTGGTCTAGCTAAACTGTTCAAAGATTCAGGATATAAACTGAGCCGTGAAAAGCACATCTCTGATGTGATGACAAACGTAGCTAGATTCATGCCAGAAGAAGAACTCGCTCGTGTCAACAAAGAGATGCAGAAATACACAGGTATACAGATTGGTGAACTTACATCTGACAAGACAGCACTGAGCGATTTACTTTCTAAGAAGATTAATGAAGCAGGTAAAACTTTGAATGTAATGTCACAGGTTCGTAAGACACTGGACTCTGGTATTATTGCATCAAGCGACAAACTTGCTAGGACATTAGATGAAGTGGAGGCTAAAGAAGCTATAGGTAAAGAGCTTCGTAAAGCTGAACGATCTGATACATTACGTTATGGTCAGTCTGTGTGGAAGCGTTTGCTTGTTTCATCTCCTGCTACTACAGCAGTTAACGTTGCAGGTTTTACACAGTTCTATGTAGGTCAGACTATGGCTGACTTGTTTAACTCTACAGCTTTGATGGCTAAAGGATTAGGACAACTTGCAGTAAACAGAGAAGGTGCTGCAGAATCATTTAGACAGGCACGTGCATTAACAATGATACAAGGACAGAAGATGCGTAACCTTCTTGATCCTTACACTACACACGATGCATACATGAAGTTCTTAGATAAGAATGAAGATGTCCGTAAGACTTTGTTTGAGACTATGGCAGGTGGTGTAGAAGCTACAGCAGATCGCTACGGTATTGATCCTGACAATCCACTATTCAGAAATGTAGAAGCTATGGCTACTGCAGCAAGCCAAATTACTGGTGTGCGTATACAGGATAGCTTTACAAAGTCTCAGATGTTTATGACAGAACTTGATAAGTATCTGCGATTGGATAAAGGTACTACTTTAAAAGAAGCACTATTGATGGAAGAGAACATCATTGATGAACGAACTCTTCAAGCTGCACTAGATGGCACACTCAAGTCAGTGTTTGCTAAAGACTACACATCTAAAGAACAACCTGAGTTACTACGAACTACAGCTAAGTTTGTTGAGACATTATCTAACACACCTGTGCTAGGTACTATCCTTCCATTTGGTAGGTTCTTCAATAACGTTGTAGCTACTACATACCAGTGGTCATTCTTATCTGCACCAGAAGTGTTTGGTAAGTTTGTTAAACGCATGGCTAAACAAGAAGGTACAGACTTTTCAGAAGGAGAAGCGTTTGCTCGTATGGCTGTAGGAACTACTGCGCTGGGCTTGGCTATGGACTTCGATAAAGAAAGACGTGACAAAGGTCTAGGCGTATACGATGTAGATGTAGGTGGTGGTACTATCATTGATGCAAAGAACACATTTCCATTCTCAGTATTCTTAGCAGCAGGACGTATCATGAATATGAAGCGTAACGGAGAAGAGGTTCCACCAGAGTTACTACAAGAGATTGGTACTCAGATAGGTGTAGGACAGCTTGCTCGTGACGCACAGTTTGGTAACGACATAAACAACCTATTAGATATATTCATCAACTCAGATGGTGCATCACGTGGTGCATCCATTGATGCTCTATATAAAGTGACAGGAAACTTTGCAGCAGGTTTTACTAGACCACTCGATGCTATAAATAAAACTGTAGGCTTTGCTATGGGTACAGACGGTGCTAAAGATGTACGTCAAGCTGAAGGTGCAAATGTATTTACACAGACAGCTACAAAATATGTAGACAATATACTAGAAGCATTCATAGATAAGACAGACACTATTACAGGTGAGGAACTAAACGTAGCAACACGACAAGGACAAGTATATGATCCTAATCCTTTTGCTAGAATCTTTGGTATCACTGTCAAGCCAGGACGCACAGCTACAGAGAAAGCTTACTCTATGGCAGAGATGTTTCCTTGGACAGCTTCAGAGAGAACTAGGATACCTGCATATGACAAAGCCTTTAATGGTATCATAGCTCCTGTATTAGAAGAGCAAACAAGAGTGTTGCTCAACACACCTGAGTTTAAAGATGCATCACTTACAGGTAAGCGTAAGATGTTGAAGGTTGTGTTAGCAGATGCTAAGAAGTTTGTGAGAAGTGAAATGGAGTCAGGCTACTTAGGAGGTGAGCCTGAGAGACTGAGACTTGCAGCTAAAGCAAGTATCAAAGGATCAAAGGAGATCCGAAAGGAAGCATTAAAGTTAATGAAGGACCAATACGGAATTGACGGAGAGGTTAGAGATTTTAACTATAATGAGCTAGATATATTTATGGAATATATAGAGTACCTCGAAGATATATATGAGGAAGCTAGTAACATCTAAAAGAAGAGGCCGCATTAAGCGGCCTTTTTTATTTCCAGTACATCAGTATATATGTATCACAAGTATTGCAACTAAAGTTACTGACAATCATGTCTGGATCAAAGTGATCCTCTGCATCATGATCGCCACCTTGTATCATCTCAGTATCACACTTAGGACATATTAGTTTCCCTTTCCGTTTCTCTTTCATGTAAGCTTTGGCTTCTTGTTCTAGGTCCATTTTCTGCTGCTCTTTCTAAATATGCTAGTGCTTGTTTTATTGATTCTATATTGTCTCCTAACATACCCAATCCTATATTACAGTTTTTACACAGCCATCCTCTAAACGTATGTGTATCATGACAGTGATCTAGGTGTACATCTAAACTTTTAATCTTAGAAAAATGAATACCACAATTATCACAACACTCAGACTTAGGAGGTGTGGTAGGACAGTTCCTTATTTTATTTAATATTCTTTTATCTTCGTTATAACAATCCTTACATAGATGTTTTGTGTAGTAGTTACCATTCCTGTCTACGTTTGTCATAAAATGTTCAAAGTCATTTGGTAGTTCTCGCTTACAACCTGAACATGGCTTTGTCTCTAGTTCCTCTCTTTTCGGTTTATCTTCATTACCGAATAACTCTAGTTGCATTACACCTCCTGTGGTATCTGACTGCACCAAACCCAATAGGTTGCATTTTCCATGTGGGTGGGCTTAGTAGCCTCTAATATTTGTCTGCGAACTTCTACTGCTTCCTGACACTTATCGTATTCATAGTAAAACTTCTGGTCACTTAGCACAGATGTTTGCCCATTAAATAGAAAGGCGGCTACTAAAACCCACGTCATACCTTATTCCTTTGCTTCTGTGTATTGCTCTACTTTATCTGATACCCAAGGTGTTACTTTCTCTACTATATCACCTACTACTAAAAAAGCAATCAATGCTCCTATTACTGCGTCCATATTTAACTCCTATGTTATATCGACTACTTCACACACGTCACCAGTACAGGCAAATGTCTGACTAGACTTAGTGTTATCTTCTTGTTCATACTCTGAAAGCTCACTCCAGTCAATGCTTTTTGGCATGACGTTACGTAACTCTTCGTATACTTCTTTCGAACAGTCTTGGTATGGAGCTTGCTGATATGTATGATCTGAGTGTGGTAAAAATGACACACCTGACATTTCGTCAAAGTGTTTATAAACGAATGCTCCCACATCTAACCATTCGTCATCTCGTACTGATATTGTTACACTAGGTTTATGCTCACACCAGTAGCGTTGGTACATGAGCCATGTCTCTAGCTGCTCAACAGCAGTCATATCGTTACGTGTCACAGCCATCTCTGGTGATTTGACAGGGAAGCTGAACACAGTTGTAGTGTCACCTTTGAATACACAAGGTTCGTTAGGTACACCATTGTCAATCATAAACTGTGTAAGTGGGTCTTTATTATCACCTCGTACAGTACGGATGTAATATGGAGAGTGACGAGCATGTATACCACTGGCACTGT